AAAAAAAAACTTTCCAGAAACAGGGGGGGGGCGGCTTTGTCAAAAATTTGGGAAAAAATGTTTAAAATTCAAAATCCAAAAGTTTTTTTTTCCCCCCCCCCCCCCCCCCCTAGATAGACTTTTAAGGTTTCAAGGGTTTCTGCAACTTTTCGGCCAGGAAAAAAAAGCGCATTAAATACCCCTTTTCGCAACAAATGACCAGTTATGTCTAGAACGATTTCGTTCTACGCATAGCAGTTTAGGTAAGGCAGCGAACACACAAATTCTCACTAAATTTTCAACCCTCAAAATTGGAAATGGTCTCGGCGACCCACCCTCCACACTCTTAGGCGAGAAAGAATTTCTCATATTTTCATCTCCATACCTATTTACGCCGTCGGACGGGAGTATATACATAACCGCGTTAGAAATGTCCGCAAAGCCGTCTACCTCTATTGTAAACATGAGCGACGCCCCGAAGACCGTGAAGAAGGTTGCTGCCCCCAAGGCTGCGAAGGCCGCTGCGCCTGCGCCCGCCCCTGCCGCCGCTGCGGCTGCTGCTCCGGCCCCGGCCCCGGCCGCTGAGCCCAAGGTCAAGGCTGCCCGCAAGGCGCCTGCCGCCAAGACGGAGGTCGTTGTCCCGATGGTCGCTGCCCCCGAGGTAGCGGTCCCGACGACGACGGAGGTCGCTGCCCCCGCCTCGATCGCCGGCATCGTAGATCGCCTGCGTGAGGTGCGCACCCGTGTCTCCAACGAGCTGAAGGAGATCATCGCCGACACGCTCCTGGCTGCCAAGGCCTCGGCCAAGCAGGTCAAGGAGGCCGGCAAGAAGCGCCGTGTGAAGAAGGACGTCGCCGATATGACGCCCGAGGAGAAGACGGCGTGGGAGCTGCGCCGCTCCAAGAACGCCTTCCTGAAGCCCCGTGGCCTCTCGACGGAGCTGTGCAGCTTCATGAAGCTCCCGGCGGGCTCGCAGCGCTCGCAGACGGAGGTCACGAAGTTCGTGTCCACCTACGTCAAGGAGAACTCGTGCTTTGACCCCTCCAACAAGCGCCGCATCATCCCCGACGGCGTTCTGTCCCGCCTGCTGAAGGTCAAGGACACGGACACGGTCACGTACCTGAACCTCCAGTCGTTCCTGAAGGTGCATTTTCTCAAGGCCTAAACGTTGGGATGAATGGAGTGATCCCAGCACCTAAATACTAAACAAAAAATACAAAACTAGGTAGGTCTCCGGATGGAGGTCTACCTATTTTTTTTGGATCCAATACTCACGGAAACGGTTCGGTCTCAACTAATCGCATGTAATTATTGAGAGGGCATCTAGAGGGGTATAATATTGTTCGACGATCACGGTTTATGAATCTCTTTATGTGCACGCTTCCGTTAAACCAATGTATACCAATTGTGTTGGGTTTCACCCTGTCTAAACTACCGCTAGTAACAAGCTCCTCTACCTGATTATCAGTATAAGGATACACTATATTTTTATCTAAAATCTCTGCGTTCGTTAGACTGTCTTTATGCTGGATAAATACCGACGTCCATAGGTGTGGACCAATCTTTTGGTATGAATCGGAATTCATAACTTCGCACATCGCACAATCTAACAGTTTTTTTACTATAGGCAGTTTCGGCCTTGCAGCAATAAATCCCGTAGGTATTACTAGCATAGTCCCCTCTCCAAAAAACAGGTTGAAATAAAATAATTCCGTCGTTGTTTTTTCGAATATTGTGTCGGGGATCGGTCGTATAAATAGTATATCAAAATCAAACCAAACACCGCCATGTTCGTATAGCTTTGCGATCCGAATAAAATCTGCTTTATGCACTACAGATATCTCATTTGATATGCCATACTCCTTTTGAAGATCGACAGGTACAATTTTTACCCTCTCACCAAAATTGTGAATGGATGAGAATGGAACCCGATTCGTGATATCAATAGAGTGCTCATCTGTAGTCCATGTGACAACCTGTTCGTTCACAGATGTAGATGTATACACTGTGATTTCAAGATTGGGGTTGTATTTGACAAGCGAGTATATCGTGTAGTAGTGGAGCTTGGAAAAATTATGACCTTGCCAGAATGTAAAACAACGTCTGGGAATAGCGCTCATTCTATACGTTTACAATGAACACAATCTATAATATAATGCTGGATAAACGTATTTTGCTGTTTGGTGGATCTGGATCTCTTGGAAATCAGTTTATTCAAACATATTTGAGCAAGAATACAATAACAAACTACTCGAGGGATGAATGCAAGCACTGGCAGATGAGTTTAAAGTATCGTTCAGACAACCTCAAATTCATCATTGGTGATATTCGGAACCCCGTTGCTGTAGAAACAGCTATTCTACGAGTCCAGCCACATATTATTGTCATAATGGCTGCTCTCAAGCACATTGACCGTTGTGAATATGCCGTGGATGAATGCATCCAAACAAACTGTATGGGACCAATGAATGTTCTGAACGCAGTTGAGAAAAACAACGACCGCCTTTCCAGTCTTGAGTGTGTGGTCATGGTCAGTACAGACAAGGCGTGTGAACCTACCAATGTATACGGTATGGCAAAGGCTATGGCTGAGAGTGCAGTCGTAGAGAAGTCTCTCTATGTTCCAAACCGTAAGTTTGTGAATATTCGGTACGGAAATGTTCTGAACTCACGTGGAAGTATCCTGCCGATTCTCCACGAAAAGGGACGAGACCCGGAGGTACAAGAATTCACATTGACGCATCCAGACATGACTCGATTTGTGATGACACTAGAGCAGAGTGTAGACTTGATTGAACATGCTATTCAGTATGCGGAGTCCGGCGATACGGTTATTCCCGAACTCGTATCCATGAAACTTGTCGATCTAATGGATATCTTTTCGGAGACGTACAAGAAACCAGTTCGTATTACTGGACTTCGACCCGGGGAAAAGATGCTGGAGTCGTTGATCAGTGAGACCCAGTCAATGCGTCTTATCGACGGTCCAAACGGATACAAGTATATTAAGCCTCCATATAAGAACCTTCTCATCACAGACAACATTCGCAATTACAATAGTCATATCAACCCGCTAGACCGGGATGCGCTAAAGGTTTACTTAAACAAGCTAAGTATACTGTAATGAAGATCATCGACTGCTTTATGTTTTACAATGAACTCGATATGCTGAAAATACGTCTTGAGGAACTCTATGACGTGGTAGATGCGTTTGTTCTTGTGGAAGCGACTAAGACACACAGCATGGGAAAGCCAAAGCCTCTTTACTATGCTGAGAACAAGCATCTGTTCGAGAAATACAACGACAAAATCGTTCACGTGGTTACAGATTTCACAGAGGACTATCCATTCGCAAAACATATTAAGAACGTCACAGAACATTGGTTTCGTGAAATCTATCAGCGCGAATGTATCAAGGTTGGGCTCGAAAAACTTCAGCTTTCACCGCATGATATCATTATGATCTGCGATACGGATGAAATACCGAAACGCAGCACGGTTATGGGATTCCGCAATGCATCTCCACGTATTCGGAATACGGTCTACAGTTTGGATATGACCCTGTATTATTACACAATTGAACTTACAACTCCTCGTAAATGGTATCATGCAAAGGTTATCCAGTTTGGAACCATTGATCGTTTCAAGCTTCTTTCAGGGATACGTCTGTCACACCTTGGCGGTTCGGTTGGATCAGGGCTTGACAGTATCCGGGAACAATGCCACAACGAAGTTGTTCCGGATGGAGGGTTTCATCTGAGTTACTTCGGCGGACTCGATGCGATCAAGACGAAGGTCGAAAGTTTTGCAGAGAGCACCGAGTATCCCGGAGAAGGCAAGAATATAGAACATCTTCGGAGGTGTCATAATGCCGGGATAGTCCATTTTAACGGAGAACAGCTCATACGTATACCGATGTCAGAGAACAATAATGTCCCGCATCATTTTAAGAAAACAAGCGCATAATAGTTATACATGTTTCGAATTCTTTCTCTTGACGACTATCAGGAGTATCTTGGACTTATCAATGAGTTTCGCCCTACATCGTTTACCTTTGAACAGTTTAGGGAGATTCTCCCTACTATTCAGCGGTCTGGAAATATTTGGGTGTATGAAGAAGATGGGAAATTATTGGCAACGGCAACGGTTATCTATGAACATAAATTGATTATGAACACATGTGTCTACGCACATGTAGAGGATGTTTGTGTAAGAAGCTCCCATCGTCGAAGGGGCATTGGTCAACAGCTGATGAGGCACATAATGGATGTGTCTCGTCACTGCTATAAAATTACTCTTGACTGTGCTGATTCAAATGTGGCTTTTTATCAGTCGTGTGGATTAGAACGCAGAGGGAATCAGATGTGTCAGTTACTTTAGAACACCGGGATCACCTTCTGCTGACAACGACTAAACCACCAGATACACTCTGAAAAGGTGCTCAGCCTACTACACACAAGGTAGTCACACTTTGAGGATGCTAGCATATTAATTGCCGCAAAGCGCAGATCTGATATCCCGGGAGCTTGGCGGTATATTATTACGTTGTATCCCTCTAGGAACTTGGTATACTCTGGAAGAACATTTTCGTTATCTGCGCTCAGAAGAATAGTCTTACAGTCGGGCAGGAATGACTCAATTGCGGTCTTGTACGTCTCAAAGTTATACATCCGTCTACCAGGTTCGTCGGTGCGACTTGTTAGATTCGGTGGATCGTACTTATGCGTCCACGTCCTAATATTGACAGACAAAACGGGATGTGTGAACTGATATTGAAGCTTCTCCACCTCGTGTAAAACGACAGGATGCCATTTGATCTTATCAATTCCGCTCATGATTCGGTTATACACTCGGTCGCATATGAGGGACCTATCATAAAACCAATCAATCGTCTTTTCTGCGAATAGGTACTTCAGCTTGGGGTTTTCACCGGGCAGGTCAATTTTATTTGTACGATTAAACTCATTAATAAGATCCTGCTGTTCATTTCCCTCATCTGCTAGGATAAGAAACCTACACGATGTGAATGGTTGGCCGTACTCATGAGGACCGTGGCATATATGTTCATCCTTGAGAACTTCACTGTAGTCTGTTGGGTGGTGTACGTCATTTCGGCACCGTATATTGGTGGGACCAATGCTTAATGCAGTTACGAACGATTTCAGAACGTTGCAAAACCCACTAAGAATTTCTATGGTGAACATCATTATTTTAACTAACCACACATTCCAGCTGTAAATAACGTATCCACACTCGTTTAGTGGTTTAATAGTTACTTATTCAATATATACATATGGATTCAGACTGCTTTAGAGACTTACGACGTTCTGGAGATCACATCGTTGTAGGGTATGACCCTGTGAAATTTGATTTTCGTGGTTACTTCGAAACCTTATATGGAACTAGAGACCTTGAACATCTAGAATCCGCAAGTCACTCGGGAATTGGGCTTCAAGACGTTGAAACCGATCTCCATAAAAAGTTTTATACCGACATCAAAACCAATACAGCGTTCAAAGAGCTGTATTGTAACTTCATACGGCACATTTACATGCAGTATTATCCAGATGAGCAATTTCTCATTTACCAGTCGTTCCCGAGCGTTCGTTTTCAGTTTAAAAACAATACCGCTGTTCCACCCCATTATGACTCAGACCATATCGGACGCCATCCCGTTGGCGAGCGTAATTTTTTGGTTCCGATCACGTCTATGTATGGAACGAACAGACTATTCATTGAATCGGCGCCTGGAAGGAAGGATTTTGAAGGTGTAACTCTAAATACCGGAGAACTGTTTATGTTCAATGGGAATAGATGTACTCATTATAATCAGGTGAACACAGAGCCTACGATTCGTATATCGTTGGACTTTCGCACTATATCTCAGACGGACTATATGAATTACTTACTTGGGAATGAGATCACCACGACCAATCCTCGAGATCCTGATCAGATACGTAAGCCGGTTAAGATGATCATAGGAGGGTATTACCAGATGTCCCGGAAGAACCAATCCCTTGAAGAGATGATGGATTGGCATGTGCAAAAAGATATGCTTCAGCAGACTCGCCCTAATTTTGATATCTGCGAAGCAAATGCATGCTTTGATTACATGAAGGACGGCATCAACTATGTAACCGAGTACCAACAGACTACGAAACTAGAGGAGATGATTGCTAAATTTATAGGTGTCAAACACGTGCTGATGACGACGAGTGGAAGTATGGCCCTCGCCCTTGCACTCATGGGATGTGGTATCGGTTCAGGAGACGATGTGATAGTTCCAGATTACACCATGATCGCAACGATCAATGCGGTCAAAATGGTTGGGGCGAATCCAGTCATCGCAGATGTGGACGGACGAACCTACATCTTAACACGAGACATCGTAGAACGATACCGGACACCTGCGACCAAGTGTGTCTTATTCGTGTCTCTTAACAACCGCCAGGTAGATCTAGAGGATATTGCGCACTACTGCCAAACTACTGGACTGTGCTTAGTCGAAGATGCTGCCCAGTCTTTGGGTGCACGGATAAACGGAAAACACTTCGGAACCTTTGGTCGTGTTGGTTGTTTTTCATTGAGTACTCCAAAAATTATTAGTACCGGTCAGGGTGGATTTGTAGTAACAAATGATGACACTCTAGCGTCCAAAATGATGATGATCAAGAACTTTGGACGGAAGACGGGTGGCGTTGATAATTTCGAGCTGTTCGGACTGAACCTGAAGTTCACAGATATACAGGCTGTCATCGGTATTGAACAGATGAAGAAACTACCGGAGCGCGTAGTGTTTATGCGTAATCTGTATCAGTCCTACTTTACCGAGATTGAGAAGATACCGAGCGTGCAAATGATTCCTCGAGCAGACGAGAATTACGTTCCGTGGTTTGTAGATATATACACCGAAAAACGTGACGAACTAGCTGACTTTCTCAAGAAACATAACATCCAAACAAGACCTACATACCCATCAATTCACACCACACCGATGTATACAAGTAGCGACAAATTTCCAAATGCAACGTATGTCTCACAGAATGGTCTGTTTCTTCCAACACACACCCTGCTTACACAAGTGGAGGTACGCCACATCTGTAAGCTAATTGCGTGTTTTTTTGGTGATAACGCTATATAAATCGGACATGACGATAGAATACTTCGCATCCGGGTTCGTGAGACCTAGAGCGTTCTCGTCCCCTGAACACGATACTTTGATCTCCGGGTCCCAAGTCATAAGTGTATTTTTCTTCAGGGAGCTTACGATGAACCGTACCAGCACGGGGGTTCACAACCCACGATTCTGTCCAAGTTTCCTCCCATTTTGCAAGAAAATGAGCTCTAGTTTTTGACTGATCCCACGAAGACGGTGTTTCGATGTATTTCACGCTTCGTTCTTCATAGATAGATATTCCAGCTTCACTAATTCGCCGTACAGTGTCACAGTCTTCGTACCCACCTCCGATAAAGCGCTCATCAAAAAATCCAACACGACGAATCAGCTCCTTTCGAAACCCGAAAAAAGCAAACGAGAATAGTGCAACCAGTCCATAACCCCGATTGATCAAGTCGAGGGTTCGTGTAACATCTGCAGGTGTTGGCCTGACTTTATGAGAGCATATAATGACAATTTCATTCTCTGCGCTCATAATTGCGTCATTACACACTTTAGAAAACGAAGGATATCCTGGTGCATGAAAAACCTTACTCGGTAGAGGGTATAGGCTTTGCTGAACGGGTTCCGCAAGTTGTATATCGTGTGTTATGATAACAATTGACGTATTCTCCATTCTTATCTAAAATACATGTATGTTTACCTAAATAGTTTCAAGATCAGATACAAGCTGCCCCCACTTCTTCATGGAAATCTCGGTAGAGTATTTCCCAATATAGTAGTCACGTGGCGAGAACAGCTCGGGATTCGTAAGAACATGCCGTATCTTCTCGGGAAACTCGTCGTCGGTTTCTGCTATGACACCCCACGCAATATCATCTTTGTCATCTAAATACCGACTCAGAGGCCTCGAAACCATCGGGATGTTGCATGCGCCGATTTCAATCCCAGAAATGTGTTCTTCCTCGTTTCCCGACGTACAAATAGCGCATATAGACGAGTTTATCAGTGCTCGGACTACGAGCGCAGAGACTTTATTGAAGATTCGGACACGATGGCGATGCTCCGGTGGAATTTTATCTAGAGTCGTATCGTCCTTCATCACCAAGCAGAAGTTCAACTCTGGCATTTTGCGAATAATATCTAGAACACGGTGGAACCCCTTCTTTTCAATGGAGGAGTCTCCGATGAAAATAATAGAGTTCGGTAGTACGGCTGAGTGCTTTTCAATCATGGGACGGAAGAATGCGAAGTCTGCACCGTTTTGAATAATTTCCACTCGCTTAGGACTGATTCGATCCTTGTACGCATTATACGTAAACTTTGACGGAAACACCACAACATCACAGGAGTTTATAACCTCCGTCTGCATCGGGTTGTTCATAGTATCCTGGATTAAGCAGAAGGTCGGAACATTGATGTTCAGTTTCCTGAAATACGAGCCGTTGCGAATGATATATTTGGGCTTATCTACTGCTATATTGTATTCATATTCAATTTTATCTGCCAAGATTGAATAGTTGGTATACCCGTCTGTCCGGTCTTCTAGTCCCGGTATTGAGTTAAGTAGGTTGTGCCATAACGTTTCTGTTCCAGGTATGCAGGTTAGACAATCATTTACCAACCAGCCCTTCATTTTCCTGTATAAAGGAAATCTATTTAAATAGATATGGTGATCACATATAAATGCTTTACTACCACCTAATCGGTGCAATTGCTTCTTCTTACAAGCCAGGGGTATATGTTGAGCTTGGACTACATGTTGGAGATACTTTTCGAGAAGTTCAACCACATGCACGCTCTCTATACGGGATTGATATAGTACAGAATCCGCAACTTGAAAGCTTCCGGAGGTTTTCTAATGTAAATATTCACTACTGTACAACTGATACCTTTTTTGATAACTTTACCGAAAAAATAGATATGGCATTCATTGATGCCGACCACTGCTTTCAAAGCGCAAAGCGTGACTTTGACAATGTTCTCGCTCGCCTGAATCCGGGTGGGGTTATTTTATTGCACGATACCGATCCAGAGAACGATGCTCTATTTAGCTCGGATCGTTGTGGCGATGCATACAGGATCGTCTCCATTCTAGAAGACCATCCTGAACTGAACGTAGTAACACTGCCCATATCAAACACCGGGCTTTCCATTGTAACACGAAAGAATGAAACTCGGACAGCTCTTCGTCATCTACTGAGCAAAACGTAGCTCTATGTTTTTCTGTATTGTTTCATCAGACAACGTAGACGTCTCCGAGGTAGTCGCATAGTTCGCATCGTAAAAATACAGGACTTTATCAATCCGCACCTGTGTCTTTATATCGAGACACGCCCGTTTGACCCAGTCCATATCTTCACGATATTTCATATCACTGAAATGGTGATTTTTGGCAATTGAGCTCTTGTAGACCATTGTATGTGCAGGCTTTCCTCTCCATTCCTTCCCACCGAGAATATCGCCATACTCAAACTCGACCCCGTACTTGCATAGTTTCGGCGGACCTCCGTTAACACAGCATATACAGTTAAATACAACGCAATCTACACTGGGGTTATTCTGAAGAGCAGTCATGATCTCTGAGATGTAGTCATCAGAAATACGGTCATCGTCATCAACGAAGACAACATATTCTCCTTGAACTAGACCTAGCATCTCATCTCGCTTTTTACCGATACTTCGCTTCTTGTTGTCAAAAAACGAGATCAGTTCAATATTGTCGTATGTCTTTGTTTGATCTAACAGTTGTTTCATCAAACGTGGATAATATGTAGTTAAACGGCTAGGCACAGTCGGAACCAGAACGGTAAGCTTAATACTCATTGTTTACTTAACCAACACTTCTAGATGTAAATAGTTAGTCAGACGTGTCACGCATCTCTCCCTCTTGGAAATGATAGATAATGCTATCAAAAGCACTCCAGTGGAGAACGCCGACTGTCTTAAGCTTTTCTATAAATATTACATCCCCAGGTATACATGGTTCCCCCGGCCGTGCATATACTGGATTAAACATATCGGAACCCGGAACGATATTCCCTTCTGGATAATACCCTACCTTCTCAAGATGCTCCTTTTTAATCAGACACGGCATATACAGCCCACCGGGCATCAGATTATTGTTGGACATCCTAGCTACATACTTCAAAAATTCTGCTTCGTTGTAGTCATCTGGGACGTTTCCGAAGTTCCGTTCAATTCCGTACATCCCGCTCCGCAAGACCCCCCTCTCAACCAGACGTGAATTAACAATCTTGGCGTCGTCAATTTTGTTCATGAGATTATCGAGCCACCCCGGAGAAAACGCCATATCGCTATTGATGAACACAACGTACTCCCCCTTTGCGTGTCGACCAGCGGTGTTCCACGCACGATACACATTGTTGATATACCATCCCTGTCGCTGCTCGGGCGTATTGTTGTGGATATAATGGGGAATATTATGCTCCTTAAGGTAGTTCAAAACTGCTGGACACGCATCATTGGCCACAAAGTAAAACTCCTTATCTGCCATATCCGTATGCTTCAGCAGTTGGTCATACACAAACTTTAGCCATCGTGTGCTCTTGTAGATTAAACAAGCGATAGAAACCTTCACCATTGTTAGTTTCTCCGAAAGTATGTCTAAATAGATTCACTGCACACGATACACGCCTTTATACTTCTCCGGATCTGCCCTCAGAAGACGTAGTTTATCCTTTTCCATATCTGGAGCATCACCCGGTCGTGCTACAAAGAACGCCTTGACACGCTTATTTAGATCAGCATAGTTCTCACTGAGATACGAGATAGTCACAAAAATCCGACATGCGTCGAGAGGACACTCTGCGGGATTAGGGTTTCCATGCCATGCGTAATCATTGCATGTAAAGATGATCCCACGATTGAATAGAGGAGCAATTGATGCAGTCTTTTCGTGTAGTTTAGGAGACTCCAAGGAAGCGTTATCTCCTTTCCAAATCTCAAGATGACATCCATACTCCTTCTTCCAGTTTGAACTGAGATACACGCCCAGAGTAACATGCTTCTTCTGTTTGGTAGTCGGGTGGAGCCCGGCATCTACGTGGATATCAAGTTTATCCCCGTTCCGGTACTTGTGAACTCCCCAAAAATTGCGAGTCGGATCAAGAACCAGACGGTACCCACATACCTCCGATAGATGATCCACGAACTCCCGAGATTCAAACCGTTCAAACAGCTCATTCAGGAGAGGGGGGAAAGCATACTTGTCACGCAGAGTATACTTTTGTTCAAACGGGTTATCATACCTGTCCCATGCACTGTCTGGGATATTCAAGATCTCTTCTCGAATATCTGAGGCATTCTCTATAAAGTTGTCCTGGTATACATACGGAAACGGCAGAGTGCTCGTATACGTGTCCGTAGATACGTTAAATTTCATTATGTATAGGGTTCAACAACTCTTAAAGTAGTTCGAGATATGATCAACAATCTGAGCACTTGTCGTTCCGTCTCCTAGCCATTCGTCGTTGATCATGAGCTTTCCAGAACGAATATCGTCCAGCCAATCGAATACATCATCAAAATTATCTGTCTCAAGGTTCAGGCGAACGCTGCAGTTATTCGTATAGCTCTGTGGCCTCTCAGTAAAATCTCGGGGAACGACTACCGGTGTTCCGACCATTGCTGGCTCTTCCTGTGCAGTTCCGCTATCACTGATAATGAATGGGCAATTGTATATCGTGCGAATGTAGTCCTTGTAAGACATCAGTGGCACGAGCTCTACACCTCCAAGATCAATACTAAACGTATCAAGCGCATCCTTGAGCCGCTTAAAGTAAAGAAGGCGAACAGGAAGGCCAAACCTATCAATACAGCTGTTCGCAAACCGAATCGCAGTTCGGAGCCGACCTTCAAACTTGAAATTTTCTGGACGATGAATATCCATCAAGATACAGTCATTGGTTTTCGGTAGTGCACAGATCTCACTGCGAATCGCACGCATAGGTTCTACAACGGTATTCCCCACTACAAAGACGTTCTTGGTAATATTTTCGAGAGCCAGCTGCCGTGCGTAGTCGGGGTGATAGACAAAAAGGATATCACTGCAGTGGTCGCATACCGTCCGATTGATTTCTTCTAACATGCGACGATCGTAGGAGCGCATACCTGCTTCAATATGTCCGATACGATACCCCTCCTTCTTGAGAGGGAAGGAAACACCTGCAGAGTTTGAATCGCCCAAGAACAGGATAAGGTCGGGTTGAATATTGTTCTCCTTGAAGACACGTGGGATTGCAGTGGTTAGATAGCTTAGTTGGTCGAAATGATTCGATGACTCCCGACCCGCATTCAGAATAAAATCAGGCTTCCGAATCCCAAGTTCCTGGAAGAAGATATCTGACAAGGATGGGTCGTAGTGCTGACCAGTATGAATGAGGATGTGTTTGAACCGTTTATCAAGTTCACGGAAGGTATATGCCATCCGAATAAAATCGGGACGAATCCCGGTAATCGTCACGACGGTTTTCATTACTAGTCAATGGTATGCAAGTGTTTAACTTCATAACTGAACAATTTCCTTATACTGCCCCGTCGTCTCGTAGTGTTTCTTCTTTTCTTGAAATACCAGATCGTTGAGCGGAAGTTTGGCGCCCCATGTAGTTTCAGAAGGTGTATGGTATAGATGAATCCCCCCACACTTCACATCGGTATGCGCTACCGACATAGTTTTGATTCCGAGTGAATCTATTTTCAGGACAAGATCATTATCGTCGTATGCGTTTCCAATCGCATAGTCGTAACTAAACCCACCAATCTTATTGAATGTCTCCCTTGTAACAGCAGTCAGAAAATGATACCGCAAATTGCGATGTATCACAGACTGATACCAGCTTTCTTTAAGAAAAATTAGTTTATCGGAATATATATCTGTATCGATACTTGGCTTTGAATACACAACATCGTTATACTGCAGTCCATCGGTGGTTTTTACATCGAAGACTGTGTATGTGTTATCATTCACGTTCGTATGTACATAGTCTATCACATTTCCCACGTGGCATACTTCTGCGTTCTGAATAATTACCTTACCTCCTTCTATGAATCGGAAGCCAATGTTGTAATTCACGCATGGGTTTCCCCAAATTTTCTTATCGGGAAGTATGCGAATAAAATCAATTGTAAATGGATAATTCTTGAGTATCTCTGGGTTTATCGGATCCGAGACAGAATCATCAACTAAGATCACCTGTACATCCCCATACGTGTCACGGGCAATGGTATTGAGAGTATAGTATGTCTGCTTCGAACGGTTCGAGGACGTCATTACAATTGATACGGTCTTAGATGTTAGTGGTTGTTTTTGAATACGAACATGCTGGTAAAATAGACCCGGATCAAGGTTGCGCTTAATATATGCTATCTTTTGCCGATTAGACAGAAGGGTTTCTATTTCAAGACGAGATGTACTTCCAGTCCACTCATATATAGATTTTGTAGGCTCTGTTATTATTGTCTTTACTGGCAGTGTTATAGATCCCGCTACAAAACGGCCAGTTGCACCAGACCAGCTCATTATAACTCTAAACGCTTAAATTTTCGTAAATCTGTTATCTGTGTGCCTATCTCAGGAATGATGAACAACTGGGGGTATATAGAGGTTAATGTTTTATCGCATGCAGTTGGACCCTTATCCTCTACGATTGTTGTTGTTACTTCAAATGTTGTTCGAATCATGCATGCAAGCTCATACTTACTTGCTGCAGTGGGAGATGCGATATGACGAACCCCAGACCAAAAAAGATTTTCTGTTATGATTTTTTCAATAACCCTGCAGTATTCTAGGCAGGTGATTCCGTTCCACATATGGTTCGTCCATCCTTTGATCGTTCCAGAACTATTCTTGACAAACTCCAGGAACGACTTCTTGTTTGCGAGTTCTTCTCCGATAATGGATGTTCGTATCACCGTGCACCCCGGTTCACCTAAAGATTTGCTTATACCGTAGTGTCCAGTTTCATCGTGCTCATCGTTTTCTGTGTACATTCCACTGTTTCCGCTGAATACGCAATCGGTCGTGGGCTGTATCATACGGCAATGATACTTTTGGCAGACTGCCCAGAGGAGATGTGGGAACAATCCGTTTACAACATAAAAGTTCATCGGGTTCTTTTCACGTTGGGGTATAGCACCTATACAATTGATCACGCACGTTGACTCGTTTATTCCGTGATCCTGGAGAACTTTCTCTATATCTACGAATGTTGTCTCCTTCGTCATCCTGAATCCTTCTACGATACGGATGTTTTTGAAATATGAATACACATAACGACCGAGCATCCCAGTGTGTCCAAACAGGATGATCATTTTATTCAATACACGTTACGTTTGTAAACTGTATTGAACTCCGTTGCCAGAATCCTTATTTAATTATTTTTATTTAGTTAGGATCACCACACACAACAAAACACCAGAACCATACGGTTTGGCGTTTAGTTGGAGTAGGCCAGGCCGCCCATGCCGGACATGACGCGGAGCACGTTGTAGTTGACGGCGTAGATGCGGACCTTGGCCGTGCGCGCCGACTGGACAGTGTTCACCGACAGCGTCAGGTTGAGCGTCGCCTTGTCAATGCGCGAGAAGTTGCACGTGCCGCTGGGCTGGTGCTCCTCGGGCTTCAGGGCGAAGGAGTACACGTTGACACCCACCGACGGCGTGCGGGAGTGGTGCTGCCACGGCTGCACCTTGTCGAAGTAGCGTCCCTCGCGCTCGTCGAAGCGGTCCTGGCCGTTGAGCTGCACCTTGGCGACCTCCACCGGGTTCTTGCCCTCGCACTTGACGTTCGAGGCGAGGATGACCTTGGCGAGCAGGTAGTTCGTGGTGCCCTCGAAGAACTGGTCGGAGTTGCCGTCCGTGCCGTAGATCTGCGAGCCCGTCGTGAGGCCGGCACCCGAGGCGAGGCCCAGGCCGGGCAGGTAAGGGGCCGGCACACCGCCGGCGGAGCCGGAGCCGGCGCCCGCACCCGACGACAGCGAGTAGGTCGGGATGCCGGAGCCGCT